GGGGGCCGCGCGGCCCTTAAAATCCATACACCATTTATTGGGGCCTCACCCCCCCCCCCCCCCGGGATGGGGGGGGGGGGGGGGGGGGGGGCGGAGCCGCCGGTTCGCCGAAGTTGTAGGTCACGCCACCCAGGATCGAGTGCGACCGGAAACGACCGTCGAAGTTGTTGTTCGCCACGTCGACCAGCTTGACGCTCTCGGCGTTGAAGAAGCGATACTTCAGCGTCGCGTCGAGATGGTCGGTCAGCGGCGCACGGATGCCCGCCAGAGCCTGCCACGCGAACACGGTGTCCGAGTCGTCCAGGAAGTTGGCCCGACGGTTCAGGGCGTACTTCGCCTTGACGCGCGCCACACCGACACCGCCGCCGACGAAGCCCTGAATGCCGTCATCGGGACCGAAGTCGAGCAGGCCGTTCAGCATGAAGCTGAGCGCCGAGGTCGAACCACCGGCATAGTCATAGTTGCCGGCCGGAACGGTGCCAGCACCGATGCCGGTGTTGGTCAGCGTGGTCGAGCTCAGGCCGTCGAGGGTCGCACGGCGATAGCCGACTTCGGTTTCGAGGCGGAAGCCGCCGAAATCGTAACCCATAACGGCGTCGACGTCGTAACCATAATCATGGTCGACGCTGGTAACGCCCTTGCGCGTGGCGCCGGCGACATCATAATCGATGTCTTCGACGATCATCCCGCCGCCTTCGATGCCGACGTACCACGACTTGTCGCGGGCGAGGGCAGGCGAAGCCAGAGCGGTGGAGGCGAGTGCCAGAACAATGGCAAGCTTCCGCATCATAGTCCCCTTTCTTGGTTGTCACTACGGACAGCGCAAACTCACTATCGGAGGGTTGGTTTCCACGCAAGCAAACAAAAGCCCCGGACTGTGGCATTAAAAGCACAGATTTTCCATTATCCTGCGGCGATCAAACCATGTGTCCTAAGCGCTTCCAATAGCGTGGAAACCACGGTTCGTACTTCGGAATCAACCACTTGGCCGCCGACCGGATCCGCGATCGCCGATTGTTGCGCGCCAATCACGGTTTTTTCGCCGATCCGGAACCCGCGTCCCACGACCAGACCGATGCGCCAGGCATCGCCGTCCCATTCGGCACGGCAGGAATCGGCCTTGCTCCAGACCGCCAGGCCGAGGCGCGGCGCGACGAACCGCCAGCCGCCCTCGGTCCATCCGGCCAGGCGATCGGCCTGCCCGGCCCAGTCGTCGACCGGCTGCGCGCCGACGATCCAACCCTGCCCCGGCATCGGGTCGGCGGGCGGGGCGTTCCGCCCCACCGCCTCGACACAGGGCTGGACGATCAGGTCCAGCGCCGCCAGCGCCTCGTTATGGGTGATTTCCTTCTGCGCCTGCCCGGCCACCAGAAAGGGCAATGCCCAGCGCGCTGTCGAATCCACCATCATCCTTCCTCCCCAATGATACCGAGAAGCGGTCGCGATACGGCGACCATCCCCATCTGGCGGATCGCCACCCGCGTTCCGTCCGCGACCGCGCCGCGCCAGCGCGGCTCCGTCACCTCCTCATCCCGGTCGCCGATGGTCAGGCGATAGCGCTCCACCTCCTCGCCCAGCGGCGCGTCCACGCCGTCGATCCAGCGCCAGCCGTTGCGGCTCCGCCGCGTCCAGCCGAGCGTGACGCGACCGTCCGCGCCGCGACGGCACCGCCAATGCACCGGCGCGGGCGGACACACCGACAGGCCGGTCAGCATCGCGGCGGCCGAAACCCCCTCCGCGCCATCCCCCACGCCATGCGCCAGGACCTGCACCCGCCGCCCCAGCGCGGTGGCGGGCAGGTCGAGCATGCGCGTCGTCGCGGCGTCGAGCAGGACGAAGCCATCGCCCACCCGCTGCGCGCCCACCGCCGCCTCGGTTCCCCGCAGGCCCCGCCGCAACGCGCTCAGCCGCCAATGCCCGTCGCCCAGCGGCACGGCGCGCGCGAACTGGATCAGTTCATCGCCGAGCCAGGCCAGATTGGCCCCGGCGTCGAGCGCGGCGGCATCGGCGTCGGCCAGATCCTCCGCCAGCCGGACGATGATCCCGCCGCGCCGGTCGATCAGTGCCGTCGCGCTCCCCGGCGACAGGTCGACCAGGCGCCCCATCACCCCCGGCAGCGCGCTGGGGCCGATGCTGGTCCAGCCGTCCGCATCGTCCAGCCGATAGGCGAGCGCGGCCTGTCGCCAGCCGGGTCCGCCCGCCGAAACGATCGACAGGCGCGGACCGGCCAGCAACTGGTCGTCCAGCGGCGGCATCTCGAACACCGCCAGCCGGGTCGTCCCGATCGTCCGGTCGACCGCCCGGACCGCGCGCCCCGGCGAGGCGGACAGGCGCGGCCCCGCCCGGCCCAGCGGCACGCAGGTGAGCCGTACCGCCATCGCCTCCCATCCCGCCTCGACAACGCGCCAGCGCCCCGCCTCGCCCGCGATCGCAAGGACGGTGCCGGGCGCGATCGCCACCGACTCGGGGCCCAGGGTCACGATCCGCTTCACCCGCTCGGCCATGATCCGCGCCAGCCGGTCCTGCGCCAGCGTCCGCGCCGTCGCCGCGTCGATCGCCGCCGCCAGATCGAGCCGATCGTCGCGCACCCCGCCAGCGCGCCGCGCCTGCTGCACCCCGATCTGATAATCGCGTGCCGGGTCGTAATAGGCGATGGTGACGCTGGCGGCGATGCTCGCCTCGCCCGCCATCTGCCGCTGGCCGCGCCGCCCATGGCCCGTGGCGGCCATCGCCTCGTCGACGACGGCCAGCGCCGGGGTGGCGGCCGCGTCGGGCGCGACCAGTCGGATGCCGTCGCCTTGCGCCACCCATTGGCCGCCGCTGACATCCGCGAGCAGTTCCAGCACGGCGCGGATGCTGCCCCCGCTCGCGGCAAAGCCGGTCAGCGCCGCCCCCGGATCGCCCGGCCGGACATGCGGCGACATCGCCTGCGCGATGGTGCCGCAACGCACCAGCCCTTCATCCGCGACCAGTTCGAAGGTCAATTGCGGGATGCGATTGCCGAACTCGGCCAGCGCCAGCCCCTCGAACACCGCATAGGCCAGCCCATGATAGGCGGGTGCCTGCGCCCCCTCGACCGAGGCGATCAGCGGATCGACCGCCTGGTCCTCGCCACCGGCATGCAGGCGGAAGCCGGTCGCGACCTTGAAATCGCCCCCCTCGCCGCGCAGGAGCCGGCCATCGGCCCAGATGCGCCCCACGCGCCGGATCGGCCGCGCCGAAAGGGCGACCGCGAAATTGGCGGTGTAGCTATAGCTTTCGACGCCCGGCCGTCCCTTGCCGCCGCCGCTGACGCCCCGGCTTTCGATCAGGTCGGTCGCCCAGATCACCGGCCCAGCGACGCGCATCGTGCCGAACAGCGCGGGCATCTGCGTCCCGTAGCTGGAGGTCTGGACCGCCAGCTCGGTCAGGCGCGGCCCCTGCCGCCGGCGCGGGCCCAGCACCGCATGGTCGACGCGGTTGCCGATCAACGCGCCGATCGCGCCGCCGACCGGCCCCAGCAGCGCGCGGCCGACCGCGCCCAGAACCAAGGTCGCCATCTATCCCTCCCCCTTCCAGCATCCCAGCAGCGGCCAGGGCGGCGTGCCCGGCCGCCAGACGACACGGCGCAGGGCGGCATCGGCATGGACGATCCCGTCCGCCACGCCGATCGCCAGATGCAGCTGCCCCGGCCCCGCGCGCAGCAGCAGGACGCCGCCCGCCCACGCACCCCCCCGTGAGAATCGCGTATCGAGCAGCGCCATCGCCCGCCCCGCATGCCCGCTGCGCCAGCCATAGCCGCTGGGCGCGTCCCGCCCGGTCGCCGCCGCGACCAGCCCGACACAATCCAACCCATGCGCCGGATCGCGTCCATGCAGCCGAAAGCGCACGCCGATCAGTGCGCGCGCCGCGTGCTCCACCCGGCTCATGCGCCGGGATAACGGGTGAGCAGGTCGATCCCCGGCAGAAAGGGCTCGCCGCGAAAATGAACGCCGTTGCCGAACCGGCCGGTGCAACTCTCCCATCGCTTGTCGCACCCCTCGACCAGTTCGATCAGCGGCGTGCCCTCCACCGCGAAGGCGGGCGCGGCGGCGAGCCACAACTGGCGTCCCTCCGATCGCAGCACCGCCGCCTCCAGCCCGGCATTGGCCCCGCCGAACCAGACCAGCCGCCCGTGGCCATAGGCATTGGCGACCGGCTCGACCGCATCGACGGTCAGCATCGCCTCGCCATCCCAGCCGGTGACGCGGGCAAAACGCCGCCGCCCGGCCATCGGCACGCGACATCGCCGGTCGCCCAGGGTGGCGCGGCAATCGGGGCTGGTCTCCTCCGCCACCGGCCGTTCGAGCAGCGCGCCCACCCCGCGCAGTTCGGCGCTGAAACCGCCCTCACCCAATTGCACCGCGCCGATCACCCCCTCGCCCAGCGGCACGGGCGCGGCCTCGCCAGTCCAGTCGACCGCCATCACCGCCACCGCCGCGCCGTCCCAGCGCCCGGCGATCAGGTCGCGCTCGCCGATCGCGGCGCTGGTCAGCGCGCCGCTGGCTTCCATCCCCTCGGGGTCGAGCCCGTCGCCGCGCAGGATCGCGCTGGGCGTCAGGCCTGGCGCGGCGCGGTAGAGCACCCCGTCGCGCCACAGATCCCGATCATGGCCGGTCAGCCCGATCGTCACCCCGTCGCGCCGTTCGATCCGCCAGCACAGGACCCAGCCGGTCAGCGTATCGCCGCTCATGCCTCGCGCACCTCGACCAACGGGACCGACGCCGCCTCGCCCGCCTGAAACCCGCTGAGCGCGACGCTCAGCCGATCCTCGGCGAAGCGGACGGGCACGTCGAAGAGGAAGTCGGCGGTGATCGCCACCCCCGCCACCGGCGCGCTGTCGAACACCAGCCAGCCGCCCGGCTCCAGCGTGAAGCCCGCCGCGCTCCGGCCATCGACACGGACACGGATGCTGCCCGCGACCGGCCGGGTGATGCGCCGCGCCTGATCGCCATAATGGCGGACCAGCGCGAAACGGCGGGTGGCGCCGTCACCGGTGCCGATCCGTTCGTCGGAACCCGCGCTGTCGAACGGGTCGCGCAGGCGAAAGCCGCGCGCCGGGCCCAGCCGGGCGCGGAAGAAATCGAGCAGCAGCGCGATGTCCGCCGCCGAGCGGATGCCCGGCCCGACGTCATAACCCGTCCGCGCCTCGCCCCAGGCGGCGTTGCGCGCCTCGCGCCCGCCCGCGCTGGTCAGGATCGCGGTGGAGAAGCCCGGACTGACCTCCGCCGCACGGCCGAGCGCCAGCGGGAACAGCACATCGTCAAAGGCCTGCATGGTGTCCTCGCCCCCTTCCCAACAGGTGAAACCGTCGCGCATCACCTGCGGCATGGCCCACAGGAAGGTCGCCGCGACGCCGCGCGCCCGCGCGATTTCGGCCGCCGCGACGATCGCGCGCCACTGCGCGCGCTGATCGGCGCGCAGCACGAAGCCCGAAAAATAATGTTGCCGCTCCGGCGGATAGCCCAGCCGCGCCTCGGCCAGCGCCACGCCCTTGCGGGTCGACACGCTGTCGCCCTCGGTCACCCAGTCATAATCCTCGAGCTGCAGCACGTCGAAGGCGGGGCTGGCCCAGCCGACCGGCATGTTGGCGCGCGGCGCCTCGGGGGCCTGCGCGTCCAGCACGGTGGGCAGATAGGTCAGCAAATGGGTGATGCAGCCGGGCGCCGCCGCCTTCGCCGCCGCGCACAGGGCAGCGGTCGACGCCGCCAGGCATGCGCCCGCCCGGTCGAGCGTGGCGCGCTCGTCCGCGCTCCTGGCGCCCCGGATGCTCGCCATCGGAACGGGCGCGAAGGCCGCGACCGCCGCCGCGTCGTACAGGCAGGGTGCGCCATCCTCAGGCCGCACCCACCACCACGGCTCGCCGACCTGGAACCGGGGCGAAAGCCCTGCCTCTGCCCCGATCGCCAGAAAGGCGGCGGCGACGCTGCGCAGATAGGCCATGGCCCCATCCTGTGCCGGGCTGAGCAGGGTGGAAGGCGGCGACCAGCCGGTCAGGGCGGGCGCGCCATCCGCCGATCGCTGCTTCCAGTCGTTCCAGCAATGCGCGTCGAACAATTCATAGGACAGCGACCATATCAGCTCATAGCCGAGCGCCTGCGCCCCCGCCGCGAAGCCGCGATGCCAGGAAGCACAGGCGCTGTTCAACGCGCCGCCGGCCAGGCTGACATACAGCCCCTCGCCCAGCGGTTCGAGCCGGAAATAATGGCTCATGCCGACATAATGGACGATCCCGCCGCGATAGCCGAGGTGCAGCATATTGCGCAGCAATCGCGTAGGTGTCAGGTGGTAGCTGTCGTCATAGCCGCTGGCGATCCGCAACCCCTGTTCGGGCAGGACCGCCGCGCCGATGCCGAGTACCGCGCCGGGCCCGTCGCAGACGATCCCGGTCATCTCCGCCCAGCCCTCGACCGGGCGGTCGAGCAGTCGCGCGCCCGCGTCATATTCGGGCGCGACCAGCGACACGAACATCCGGTCGACATCGCCCACCCAGACGGGATCGCGATCCTCCGGGAATTTGAACCCGCCCGCCAGTTGCGCGAAGTCGATCACGACCTGCGCATCCTCCGTGCTGCCGGTCGCATAGTTCCACAGCCGGACATACCAGCTACGCGCGGCGCCGCTTTCGTCCCGCCCCTCGATGGTCAGGGTGGGGCCGTGCCGCGCGTCGAGCGGCTTGATGCCGCCCGAGCGCCAGCGGAAGCGCAGCCGACAGTCGCGATAGTCGCGCACCGTGTCGTAGCGCAGCAGGGGATGGTCATGCCGGTCCGCCGAGTCCCAGATCAGCCCCGCCAGATCGTCGGCGCGATAGAAGACCGCATCGACGCGCAGGGCATCGGGCGCGGTGGCGACCACCGCCGCCATCATCGGCCGCGGGAAATCGACCGTCCAGTAGCGCGGGTCGAAGCGCGACAGCCGGTCCTCGCGCTGCGCCTTGCGGGCATCGCACAGCCAATAATCCATGGTCAGTCCTCCGCCAGCGCGGCGCGCACCGCGCGCGCGACCTGTCGGCTGGAGCGTTGCAACACCGCACCCGTCTCGCCCGCCGGGGCGTGGATGGTGATCGCCACCCGCACATCGCGCCCGGCGCGACCGGACCCCGGCACCTCGATCCGCCCGCTGGTCGTCGGCACGAAGAGTTCGGGCCCGCGCTCGCCGACCCAATAGGGCCGATCGGGCGCCACCGGCCCGCCCGTCGCCCGCCCCGGCAGGCCGGAGACCAGTCCGCCCAGCAGCCCGAGCAGCCCCTGCCCGCCACTCACCTGTCCCACGCCCTCGCGCAACGCGGCCCGCGCGATCGCGTCGAGCGCGGACAGCGCGGTTGCCTTCAGTTCGTCGAACCCGAACCGGCCGGTCCGCACCGCGCGCAGCAGCGACGTCTCGATCGTCCGCGCGCCCAGTTCGGCCGCGTCGCCCAGCCCGCGCGACAATTCGGCGCGCATCGCGGCCATGTCCGCCTGGAAGCCGCGCAGGTCGAGGCGCGGCGTGACATCCTGCTCATCCATCGGGGTACATCTCCCGCAACCGGGCCAGCGTGGCGGGGG